CTATAATTCTAGTATCAATCTCTTTGTACAACTCAGCATTATTTTGAACAAACCAAGCATCGAAAGATTTTTCTTCATCGCATAATTCATCCCAGTTTTTTGTCATGTTTTCTGTGCCTTTTGTAAATAGATAATATTCCATTTATTAGATTGGGATCAAGATTACTACGAATAAAATCATCATCATTATCAGTTATGTATGCTTGAAGTTCATCATTTAATACGCTTTTATCATAACCTCTTTTAAGAATATGTTTAGATACTTTAGTGAAGTTTTTTTTATTTTTTTGTATATAATTATCTATTTCATTTTTATACTTAGAATCATAACCGTACATAGCATGGGCGAGTTCATGTCTAAGTGTACTATTGTTTTGTGCTCCTATAATATAGAAAGTATCATTTCTATATTTAAACAATCCTAACATTTCTTTTTCTTGAGATGTTAGTGGATCGAATAGTCCTTGTTTAAAAGGAATTAAAACAGAACTGGGGAAATTGAATCCTATCCACAAATCACTGTATAAATCAGCACCATATTGTAAACTGTAATAGTTTTTAATATCTCCAAGAGTGAATATCTTATTACGATATTTTCTACTAGGGCTTTCATAGTATTCTTGAAAACGAATAAAAGTTTCTCCCAATTCTTTTTGAGAATCCGCACTTATCCAAACACTATTATAGGGTTGTTTTTTTAATTTTAGCATTTAGATCTAAATATAATTGATATTCTAGTATCTTGTACTGGTAAAATTTCATGAGTCCATTCGTTCCTAATTTCATTTTTTATTTGAATAATACTGCGTGGATTCAAATCAACACTAATATTCTCGTAACCACTACGTTTAAAAACCATAGTAGCAGCACTATTCAAACTAAGTATAGTAACTATTGGGCCACTAATTGGTTTATCAATATGTGCTCCTATTTTTTGTCCTTTTTTATATTGGTTGATTGCGATGCCAAATGGATCTTGAGTCAATAAATTATGTTTTATTAGTTTAGGAAATAGATCACTAATCCAGTTTGGTATGGATATATTGTCTTTTTTATATCTTTCTCCAAAATATATGCTGTCGTGATTAAACGATCCATAACTTGCTATTAGTTTAGGATTGTTCATTCTAAATTTTGATATATTTTCTAATATAGATGCCTCTAAAATTTCATCTATAAAGTTTTTTATAAATGTTAATCCTATCTTAGAATTCATGTTTTTAAGTTCTAATTAAAATAGTTTTGACCAATAATGCCCTAATTTCATTGGAACTTTTGTTGTTACACTATTTCCATCATAGGAAAAGTTGTCTTCAAAAATAATTCTAAAATCAACACTAACTCTACTTACTCCTGTTTTATTTTCTTTATTACCATGATATAGATTAGCACCATTCCAAATATAGTATTCACCAACTTCTGCGTTCATTGGAGAATAATCACCTTTATCTTCTTCACTTTCTGCCCAAATAGTATTGGTATCAAATGCTCTTGTTAATGGTAAAAATATATTGATTTCATTAGTAGAATGATTATATGCTTTATCTTTATGCCATTTTGCTACGGCAATATTATCTGGTGCTTGAACTCTAAATGTTGGTTTTGTTTGATATATAATTTTTTTATTGATAAATTTTGATGCTATAATATTCTTTATAAAGTTTTGATATGTGTTAAGAAACTCAGAATTCTCTTGATCATATATTTTATAAAATATTTTATGAAATGTGGTCTGTTGATCTTGACTTGGATCTGTTGGAATATCAAGTTGTTTATCTAAAATAGTATGTATACTATCTAGTGAATCAATATTAAAAAATTTTCTAACAATTTCAGAAAAATTATATTTTTGTATATCGTAACTATATTTATTCATTGTTATATACTTTCATTTGTATTTTATACTATATTTGGTGTCATTTATAAATAACAATAGGTTGAAGCACCCATTGAGTAAAAGGTCTAGTAACTATTGTTTGTGTTTTACAAAAAATTCTTTGTTGTTCAACTACAAAGTTTTGCTGAGAGGCGTAAGGAACCCACTGATAAATCACAACTGGTTGAGGCTGCTGAACATAAATGATCTGAGTTTGAACAACTGGTTGAACTGGTTCTTGATATGCTACCCATTCTTGAGCATATAGATTTGATCCAACACTAATTAACATCAACATTACGAAACATCTTGCTAGATTGTACATATTATCTCCTTAATCAGGTTTTATCTTTTCCATACCATTCTGGAAAATCATTAGTCTCTAAATTTCCCATCAAAAGCATGGAAGGTTTGGTGGCAAGATTACGAATAGCATAACACTTGTGACCATCGGTATCACGACCACAATCTATAATATCGTATTCTGTTACACTATGCAACATTTGAATTAATTGTTCTATATGGTTCATTCTACATCATATAATTCTGGGAAAAGATCAAGATATAAATCACCAAATGGGGCATTAACCCCATCATTGATTTGTAATCCGTAAATTGGACACTCAGAGTTTTGCTCGTCGGAATCTGTCATAGAACTTATTGATTATAAATAGCACTAAATTAGCGAACAGAATACCCAGGGATATTTCTAATATTTTCACTAGGCTCATGATTATAATTTGGTTTCTTGTATCCAAGAAATATTTGACTGGTAATCAGACCCATGCCTGCTACAAGAGTAACACTAATTCCGACAACAAAAATAATTAAATTACTCATTAGAAAGATTTTCCAAGGACAGAATACTAGGAACCCATAGTCCAACAAAAATAGCCTGATCTCTTGATAAGTCGCTATCACCCATGAACCAAAGACTAACACTAAAAACAAAACTAGCAAAAGCGGCCACAAGAAAACAATACTTACTCATATAATAATCCTATCTGTTAAAAGTTATTTTAAGCCCTGCCATCTTTAATCATATTTAAAAGTTCCACAACATATCGTGCTGTATCTGGAACATTATTTCCACCAAGATAATAACTGCCAATAAAATCGTACATGCGTTGTAGATTTTTGTCCTTAGTGAACTCATTATAGTATTCTGAACCATACTCCATGTAAATGTATGATCCCACACTATCTAAAAAACTTGAGATTCGTCTAAAAATTTCTGTGTTCACGAATAAGTATCCATTTTAGCGTCTTGGTCGGTATAGCCGCAATCTCTATATTGATCCAGTTTAAAACATTGGGTCATTGTGTCCATCAACTTACTTGCTTGGAGATTAAGCAACACCTTGATACCCTGCAAGGCACTTATAATCTCGTCTTTTTCTAAATCGTATTCAAGAATTCCTTCGCTCAATGTTTCAAGATTTGCTGACAGAGAATATAGCGAGGAGATTTCATCCTCAAGATCAAATCGGTCTTTCATCATTTTACCTTTGTGCTACCTTTAATATATTTAGGAATATATGGACAATTAATACATCGTCTACCGCAACAAACTTTTCTATTGATAAGAAGTTCTCTACTTAGTGGTTGAGTCATTCCATACTCTTTCTAAGTAATCCAGAGTAAATCTTACTGTGCCATCATCGTAGAAACAATCGTAGTCTCCACCAGATATTTCTTTATACTTTTCAGGCCAAATTTGATGTAGCACATTCATAACAGCCTGACCGTGACGAAGTTCAAATTCGTTTTCATAATAAACTTTGTCAACACGATTTAAGAATTGGTCAAAAGTCATAGATATTCTATTCCCTCTAACGGATCATTATCAAAAGGATATTTGAATGGCCCTAAAATCTGACGCCTTTTCTCTTTGAGAAAACTTAGTACCTCAAAAAAACATTCCTCACAAAGATCAATATTATATTTGCTTCCATCATCTTTTGAACCATATCCCCAGCAACTTTCAAGAGTTGCATAGTCTGGCCCAACATCACTATAGTTAGTGGTACTTTTTCCACAACAGTCACAATGAACATCATCGACTACTTTTGTGGTTTTTGTTTTCCAAGTTTTCATTTGTTCTTGCTCAAAACTTCGCTCAATTCCAGTATTGTACCATCCTTGAATTTTATTGTCAAGAGAGATGGCTTATCAAAACTAATTCTGTAACTAATTATTTCTTGGTTCTTGTGTTTGTCTAAAATTTCTAGTAACTTATCCATAAACTACCAGTGGTGAACGACATTAGCAATAATGAATCCGCAAGTAATAAAATTAACCAATATCATACTCAACTTAATACTAAATGCTGTCCATGCTTCGTATTGAGTTAAGATAGGAATGTCAGGAGCATCATAATCATCTTTTCCAACTCTATGATCTATTGCTCTGGCTAGGATTAATAGTTTACGATTCATTCCTGCAATTTTCACATAGGGTTGTTATCCAGCCACCTTTATTTGGTTTGCCAGAGTTTCCACAAACTTCGCACACTTTATACGAGTATTCTTCTGCCATGCTAACAATACCATCTATATAATCATCGCCACCAGTAAAATAAATGCGAAGTCCACCATACTTTTCTTTAATTTGATCGAATTTAACAGGCGAATACTCTAGTTCCGCTTTGATCTTTTCTGGTTCATCTGCCAGAATTCTTTTTTTATCCTCTATATTTTTTTCGTGCTGAAATATTCTCCAACAGACAGATGCTAACAGTTCGTACCAACCATTATTGCACTCAATACCCCAAGCCATACATGATTCCCTAGGAGATTTAGTCCTATTAGAAAATAGTTTGGGATATTTCTGAAACAGTTGATCTTGGAGTTCTTGATCCATATTATGAAGTTTTATACTTCTTCTGCTTTTGAAGTGTGGAAAGAATACTCATATACTTTTCAGCATCGCTCTTGTTGTTAAATTCAGTAACAATAGCCTGACCATCACTCTTGGGAAGATTAATGGGTTGACCATTCTGAGTAACAACAAACTTACCGTTCTTTTCCGCAACGCCAAGACTCATACTATCTCCTAGATAAAAAGTAAAAAGGCCACTAGTAAGTATTATACCAGACTATCGGCAGTTGTCAAATCAGATTTAACCATTTTTCCATCACGAACAACATAAATATGTACTCCAGTATATGATGATCGAATATATTCTCGACCACCATCAATCATATTACCATTATCAAAACTTTTATAATCGTGATGCGATCTAGAATATTGAAGATTCCCATCGTCATCTTCTACCATGCCAAATGTAAATCTCTCTACTTCATCAGCATTAAATATAGTATAAGACCCATCTTCAAAATGAGGTAATATGCCAAAATATTTATTACCAAACTTTGGGTGTGGAGTTTCTCTATAAAAAATATCTATCGGAGTATCACTCCTTGTCAAGTCTGTGGTACACACATAACTAACAGAAATATTATCCTTTTTAGAATAATGAGCCTCAACTATATTTGTATTTGTAACAGGAAAGTGTTTAATCATTTTGATTTCCAATATATTCATCAATATCTGGTTCAAAATCTTCTGTTTCTCCAAGAATCATAGCAGCACAATATAGAATATGTTCTCGCGGATCATTCCCATCTTGCACAAATTCTTGATAACTAATTTGTTCACTATCACTATCAAAAATATATCTAGCACATTCCATAGCAGCATCAGTATAAGAGAGTTGTGTTTGAGTTTTCATTTATTTCTCCAATTTCTAGAAGCGTCACGCCTTTTAGGTTTACTATGATGAGTTACTCTAATAGTCTGTTCAAAAGTATAAGGATACATATTATTAAATCTAATTTCGGTAACTGGTGGTTTAGTTTCAGAATATCCAAAACTTTCCACAAACCAACCAATACTACCTAAAGTATTTTTAATCCAGTTATACTTACCCATATTGCGTCCACTTTCTTTCAGAGATAATATCCTTAAATTTTTCACCAGCAGGAGTTAGTTGCACCATACCCTCCACACAGAAAATGCAACCTTCTTTATCGCCGGGATTATCATACCGATCACCACCTTCTTCATCATAACTATCAAAATAAAGAGTAAGGCCAGTATTCTTGTTAAATAAGTTTTTCAGATCGGTAACGAGTTTATCATAATCTTGAAAAATATCCTCAACAATTTCTTCTGCCATCAGCCCAAGTCTAATAACAGGCTTAGACTTATCATCAAGAACAGCATCAAACAAAGCATCTTTAATCTGATCAGGATCATCCCATGCCAACCATTGACCAACATTACGCCAACCTACTTCCTTAAAATATTTAGCCTTTTCAAGAGCCTTAATTTCATCTGGACAGATTTTCTTCAAATCCTTGTATTCGATAACATAACTACCAACAGCAAAACTACCCATTCCCATAGTTTTTTCCTCCAAGGGTGACAAACCCATTATACCTTGTTATCGGCAGTTGTCAACAGTCCCTTTAGGATTATTTGGTGCTTCGTGGATGACCCTTGGGCAACAAATCATTATCCTGTTTATAGTTAGGATTTGATGGGCGACCATTTCTTAGCAAATATAAAAATGCGTTAACTCTTGCTATTGCCCATCCATCTCTACTCATATTAGGAGCATGACTAGTGCTAAATGCTCCTGCTCCCCTTCTGTATACCGCTTTTAACATACCAAGAGTAGCCTTACTTCCTTTATCTTTTTTATTATGCTCAGTAACAAGTGATTGTAATCTTTTAATTACCGATTCATCAAGAGAAATATTGCCTTTGTCATCTTTTGCACTATCTGGCTTGTTTTTCTTTGATCCTTTTTTCTGATCCTTTTTAGGGGCTGGAGTTTTTCGTGGATCATTTGGCCCAGGTTTTCCATATTGTAATGCTTCTGTATTTTCGCCTTTACCATGTTTACAATGTTGGCGACAACTAAAACCGGGAACTTGATTTGACTTGTCACAATTACAATAACTCATATCCTTTGCGGATAAGTATTCTTTTATTGATTCTAGATATTTGTTTGTTCGCATAGTATCCTCACAACATACGATACACCAAATTAAGTGGCTAAATTAGTAAAAATTATACCCTTTTTCTTTGGTGCGGGTGTTGGTTCATCAAATTTTTTCACATCACAAACCACCCATCCATATTTAGATCGTAAAGGATTCCATCCATAAGATTCGTCACTATCTGGTACTTTATGTCTATTATAATCGTCTAGCCATTCTTGTTTTGTAGCATACAAAAAACTATGACTAAAAGTAATTGTGCCAATGATACGAGACTTGAATAGTCCTCTTTTACCGGGAGTTTCAATTAACGCTAACTCAACCC